CTTGACGCAATCATTGACTCATACCGGCTTTCGGGAAAGACTGTCTCCGTGCCTGTCACTGCTTATCTCGGCGTGGCCGGTTCTGGGAAGACCGTCGCCACAACAGAGTTCCTGCGCAACCTCACTCCAGAGGAGAGGTCAAATGCCCGCGTGGTGTGCCACACCGAAAGTCTCCGTGCTGAGGCCAAAGAGAAGCTAGACTTTCCAGAAATGCGCGGATTCAATTTTCCAACCCTCACAAACATCATTCTCGAGCCTTCTTCTGGCATTGTCATCTTTGACGATGCCGGCCAAGTTTGGGGTGGTCTGCTTGATTTGGTCATTTTGACCAACCCCCTCGTCACCCATATAGTCATTAATGGCGATCCAGCTCAGGGACATCGGTCCTTCCAGGTTGCTGGCACTCAAAGCAAACATGATCCAAGTGCCATCGCCACAATTGCCCAGTACACCACTAAGTACGCCACTCTTTCTCATCGCCTTTTCCAACTCATCTGTAACACCCTCGGCATATACACCACCTCCACTGTTCCCGGCTTTATCACCCATAGTGTTGGCCCCAAGGTTGGTATTCCTGTTTGCACTGCTTCCCCACGCTACGTTAATGTTCTCGACGCTGCTGGTCGTCATGCTGAGACTTTCCAAACCGTCCAGGGCGAAGACTACAACATGCCGTGCGAGGTCGACATGACTGGCCTTGAGGGTGCCATTATGGACCGCACGGCCTATGTCGCCCTAACCCGCAGCAAAGTTGGGACTTATATTCGCATGGCCGCTGCTGACCCGGCCAGCACTATTAAGGCTCCCCCCACCGGGAGCGACCTCATGAATGCCCTGGTTTACGAAATGCGGGCGAGCAATGTCGGTTCCCTGTTGACTCCTTCCGCTCTTGTCAAAGCCACCTTCTATCGCCACCTCCACTGGTCTATGCCCAAGCTTGTATGGTTCGCCAACATTGGGGCTTCAGTTGATGCTTCGGCATTCCAAACTGTCATAGCTGCAACCAATGAAGTTTTCGTTTCTGACAGCACCGCTTCTGATGTGACCCCTGCTTCTGATAAACCATCTGCCACCCCTCCCGACGATGTTCTCGTAGAGGAGTTCCAGCCATGGGCTAAGGAGCACCGTGAAGCCGGCACCAGGTTTGGGCAGACTGACCAGTTCAAAGACAACGCCTATGTTAACCCTCAGGTCCACAAGCGCAATGACACCCCCACTTACCAGCTTAGTAAAGAGAAACGCCTCAAGTCTGCCACCCGCGAGCAAAACTTGGCTGATATGAAACGCAACCGTCGCGAGGACATGTGCACTGAGTTCGACAGGCTCGTTCCCACACCTCCACGTTGGTCTCCGGAATCCTTCGACGGGTATATTGACAAGGCGATCGCCGAATATCTCTCTAAGAGAACCGCAGTCATGGTCATGCAGAAACTGGCTCAGCATGACCCTGACCGCACTCCAAGCTCGATCAAGATCTCACTCAAGAACCAGGTTATCAAGAAGGCAGAAAAGATGGGAAAGAAGGAAGCCCTACCAGGCCAACTCATTCATGAGTATGACATCGCCCAGACCCTCTTTGACAGTTCGTTCGCTCTCTG